TACACCAGCGCGACTGCTATTATTACCGGACCTAATTGGGGCGGGCAATTGCCCACCCTAATTACCAACGTAGCGGGCGGAGCGGTCACAGGAGTGGTGGTAGTGGATGGCGGATCTGGCTACGGCTACACCCCTACGGTTACGATTATTGGCAACGGCTCTGGAGCTACGGCTACGGCTACGGCCAGCCCACCGCCCCAAGGGTTACAGACGATTATCAATGCTGGTAACAGGTTGTTTGGCGTTGGCTCTGGATTAAACCGCAACACACTTTACGCCTCGGACATCTTAGATCCTTCCGTGTGGGCTTTGACAAACAGCGTGGTAATTAACGGAGATGATGGTGATGAGATCACCGCTATTGTGCCTTACTTTGAGAACCGCATTATCGTGTTCAAGCGGCGCAGGATATTCCAAGTAACCGTCCCGCCCGATATGACCAGCGCGGCTGATTGGACTATCTCAATTATTTCCAACAACATCGGGTGCGTGGCAGGAGCTACTGCTATCCAGGTGGGGGCTGACATATTCTTCTTGTCTGACGATGGCATCAGATCGCTCATTCGGTCTGCCTCGGATGACTTTACCTCAGTCGGCTTGCCCATCTCGGAAGTGGTTAAGGACGTAATTCAAGAAATCAATACGGCGCAAGTTGGGATTAGCACAGCCGCCTACTACGACAATAGGTATCTACTAGCCGTACCTACAGCCGCCAATAACTTTAACGACACGATCTTGGTCTATAACACAATCCTAAGTGCGTTTGAGGGAACTTGGACACCAAAGGTAATGCAGTTTGCCTTGACCAATTTTGAAAGCGAAGGCTTGCGGTTAATGATGAAATTGACTACTGGCCAGATTAACAAGTACAGCGGGTACAAGACACCCGCCCAAACCACGTCCGCAGATTACGTGGACTTTGGCATACAATCCAACGGCACAAGCGTCGGCACGTTTGATTTTAGCTCGTCCGTTCGTACCCGCGACATGGACTTTGGCGATCCATTTGCCCAAAAACATGGTAGCAATTTTGAGATTATCTTTGATGATTCATTCTCTAATAACGCCACCATAGCCATCCAGCGGGACAGCGATGTGGGTGATATTGACGTACAACCCAACCTAAACATTGCCAGCACCGTGTTGGTACTGCCTTTTGTCCTGCCAGCCGTCCTGCCTACCTCGGTTAAGAAACGCATTGCTTCCGATCTGCGCAAGTACGAAAAATGGCGGTTAATTAACATCAGCGTTACCTCTGAGGCAAACAAGATGGCGGTTAGGCAGATTACCGCCGCCGCTAACCCCGACACCATTGAGGTGCAAAAGACGATATGACGGCGGTAGAGTATATTGAGGAGAGTGGCGTGCCAGAGTCCATGTGGCCTAACCTGGCGCAGTGGTATGGCTGGTTTGAGAAGCAGGACATGGTGGGCATAGTCAAGGATGGGGAGGAGATTGCGGGGGTAGCTTTGGCTAGGTGCCTAAAGGATGGGCAAAAGCCTGACCATTATGTGCATACTGAAGATGGTGAGAATGTCTTTGTCGACTTGACGATCTCCTCAAAGGGTGGTAAATCTCTACGTTGCTTGCTGTTGCTCCTTTGGGAGCGTTTCGGTCCTCGCAAGCGGATCACTTTTAATCGTTCTGGCAAACCAAGGAGTTACGACTATATGACATTTATGCGAAAGGCTAGGGTTTAACACCGTGGGGGGATCACCTTCTATTCCTTCACCGCCCCCTCCGCCCGATCCGCAAAAAGTTGCGGAAGCTAATGCGGCGGCGTACAAGATGAACATCGATACCTATATTGAGAAAGCACCAGAGATGGCTGCGCTTGAGAACAAGTTACGCCTGCAATATGTACCCCAGCAACGCTCGCTAGAACGGCAATTATCGGCTCTTGACCAGCAGGCAGGGGTGCAGGCGGGGATGCAGTTAGAACGGCAGTACGGACCGCAACGCACGCTGGAGTCATTACGTAGGCAGTATGAGACTAGCCCGCAGGCGTATGCTCTTAACCGTGGACTAGGTGACCAGATGACCCGCCAGTTTGAGCGTCTTTACGGCACTAGCCCATACGGATCGGTTGAGTCCAACGTGGCGTTTAACCGCCAACCTGGGCCAGTAGACTTTTATGGGACAGTTGGGACGAATATCAGCAATCCAAGCCTAGAAGTTAAAAAGTAATGACATTCGAAGAACTAAATAAAAAAATAGAAAATGCTGGTAAAGCAATTTCTTCATTGCCAGAAAATTTACCAGGTAAAAATAATGGCGCGTATTTTTATGGAGTTGGGAATCAAGGCACGGCTCACGCTCAATCAGACTTAAATTCATCTGTTTCTGGAAGTTCAGCAAAACTAATCACAGAAATGGGTTTGGATCCTCAAAAATATGAAATTGGAGTGCTTCGCGGCGGGAGGGCATTCAATGTTCCAGCAGCAATTGAGGATGCAAAATTAAATGCAAGATTTCTTGGTATAGAGGAAAAGATAAGCAATGATAAAATTGCCCAACAAGAAGCAAAGTATAATACGCTCGCCCAGCAAATACAGTCTGTTATTGGTGGATCTGGATCGCAACAAGGCGCAAACGCTGGTCCAGCCTTCAACCAAGCCCTCGCCCAACTTTCCGCTGGTCGTAACTACGGATCGTCTGACCTTGGCACGGCGTTAAACTTCCAAGTCTCCGACCAGCAGATTATTGACGATTACAATAACTCTAAGTTGTCCCGCTTAAACAGCGTGATTGACCGAGGCAACACTCAGATCGTCGGCATCCAAGAACGACTCAATGCCGCCAACCAATTGCTTGCCCAATTCCCCGCTGGCGATCCGCGCAGAGTTGGCGCAGAGGTGCAGATTAAGCAACTCAGCGATGACTTAAAAAGCGTAACCAGCGCAGTGACCGAAGCGCAGGGTATGCAAAAGAATTTCAAACCCATTACCGCCGACAGTCCTGAAGCGTTAAAGGAAGTAACTTCGTTCCGCTCGTTTGTGCAACTGCCCGAAGAACGTGCTTCCCAGCAACTTTACCAAATTGATCCCGATGCCTACCGCACCTCGGTTGCGCTTGGCCAACGCTACCGGCAGATGGCAGAAACACCCATTGGCGCGACCACTACGCCGGAGACTGAGCAACTGCGTCAGACTATTGAAGAGGAAGCCATCAACCAGCTTCGCCTTGGATCTACCATTGGCGCGGAAGAACGGCGCGGTTACGAGCAAGCCATCCGTGGCGCGCAGACTGCTAGGGGCAATATCTTTGGCCTAGGACCAGCCGTGCAGGAAGCCTCGCAGATTGGGGCAGCGGGCGAGCAACGCAAGCTGGCTCGGTACGGTGCAGCCCAAGCCTTCTTAGGTTCAGGCCAAACTACGGGCGATGCGCTCAAAGCTGACTTGGCTTTCCGTGATGCACTCCAGCAGAACAGGCTGGGGGCAGCATCTGGCTTTATCGCTGGCGGGCCTTCCATTGGCAACTTGGCGCAAGCTAGGACGGGTCAGCAACAGGCTGCTTTCCAGAACTACATCCAAGCCAACCAAGCCCTCCCTGGCGGCTTTAACCAACAGCCTTCGACGGCTGCACCGTTTTATCAGGCGGTGGATCAGCAGATTCCAGTTCAGCTTACCAATGCGTTTACAAACCTGTATAACGCGCAGGCTGATTATCAGGCTCAAACTTACGGCGCGCAGACTAGCGCAATTGCCAATACCTACAGAAGCCCAGGACAGACATTTGGCGACATTGCTGGTGGCTTGTCTAACTTAATCAAGATATAAGGAGATTTATGGCAGTATTAGATATACCCGCACTGATGGATATGTTTCGGCAAGACGAATTGCAGAAGCAGGCAATGGCCGAAGCGCAAAGAAAGCAATCCCAAGCGTCACAGCCAGACGTAGATTTTACCTTTGAAAAAGGTGGATTGAAGGTTAAGGGTAAACTCAAAGACCTACCCGCACTTAGCCAAGACCCATCCTTCGCCCCATACTTGTCTGGAATTGGATCGACAATTAGTAACGAGCAAAACCTAGACAATGAAGAGATTGAAGCACAGCGCGTAGAGCTTACAGACCGCTTAAAGAGCTTGCAAAAACAAAGGGTTAAACAAGAAGTTGAAATGGCAAAAGGAGATACGCGCACGTTTGCTATGGAAGCAGGGTTGGGTTTGATCGGAGCCAAGCCAAGGTCAGATATTATGAAAGACATTGAGGCCGAAGAGGGTGTGTACCGAAAGAAAATAGCAGAGCTAGGCTTTAACAGACAAACTGGTCAGACGGAATCCAGAATGGTTGACGATACGATTGCACCGTTAGACCTTGAAACGCCGGCAGTAGAGGCCGCGCCTGCTGTTGCTCCTGTAGCTACGACTGCCCCAGTTGAGCAAGCCGCACAAGCACAGACTGCGGTTAAGAGCTTTAAGAGCGCACAAGAAGCCAGAGCCGCTGGGGTTAAGGCTGGGGAATTGATCTACATTAACGGACGACCTGGACGACTTCAGCCGAGGCAATAGGCAATGGCCAGAGGCTTAAGGCAAACGGCCAATGAGCCTGAGCTTGAGTTCGTTCCAGAACAAGAGCAAGAGGTTGATTTTGTCCCTCTATCGCAGGAAGAGGCTGGCAACTTAACCAAGGCTGAATATCTGGCATCTGGTGGTGCGCCAGAGGATGTTATCTCCCCAGAGCGCGAAGCTGTACTACAGCAAGAAACACAGCGTCAGCTACAGGCTGGTGCGACACCACAGCAAGCCGCAATCGAAGCGGGCAAGGCGGTAGATGCAATAGGTACGATCCGCAGGCCAGATGGCACGATAGCGGAAGGATATAAGCCAACAGCGCAGGCGTTGGCGGAAGGCATTATTGAGAAACCAGCGATACCAGCCGTAAAAGAAGCGCAACGATTGGGCATAGAAACAGTTTCTTCCGGCACAGATAAGAACACGGGCATTGGATTTGCGATTGGCAGAAACAAGGCGGGCAAGGTCGTTAGACTTGAAGC